GCTCACACCAGTCAAAACAGGAAGGAATGACATTGAGGCCGCCCCCAAACCGGTTGTGGCATGAGTCATCGCAATCATTCCCTTGGATGAAAACCGGGCCATTAGACCAATTGTCTTCATTGCAATCGTTGCCAACAAAGCACGGCTTTGCCATACGACAAACATCGCGGCACAAAGCTCTACGTTATTCGCAATAAAAATTATGCCTTTCGCTAGCAGCTTACCGACAACAATTAATCCATCTGAGCCATCACCGCCTTCAAATTTCTTAAGTACGTCATCCATAGCGTCGACAAGTGGAAAAAGTATAATTGTAAATTTTTCCATTATTGAATTTAGGCGTTCTTGAAAATTGGCTGTCTGTCTTGCTCTGTCGGCCATGGCTTCATAGTCGGCAGATGTTTTTCCAATCTCTGAATCGAGCGACGACATATCGCCACTCATCATTTTTGCTAAATCCGCCACGCTATCAAGACCGAGAGACTCTTTAAAAAATTGTCTCTGATAATAAGACATACTATCGAATTCCAAACCCGCACTCTCGAGAGAGTTTCGTAGCATTTTAAATCTTTCGACCGGATCGGTTGCTGTCATCAAATCCATCGCATTAACAAAATTTCCGCCCAAGGCAGCATTTAATTTACCAGTTTGCTCAGCGGCGCCTTCGAATGTATCAAATTTGTCAGTTAAATTCAGCATTTTTTGCATCTCAAAGCCAGTGATCTTGGAGACTCTCGCCAAATCTTTGAATGCGCCTGTACCTCTTGATCCCATCTTTGCTAATGAATCACTCATCTTGCCAAATTTCTCTGTTAATTCTGCTGGGGCGACCCCTATATCTCGAGCAAAAGCATCCATTTCTCGCAAAGTATGAGCAGCGCCGGCTGTTGTTTGTCCGAACACTTTAGTTAATTCTTGCATGTCTTTAGCCAAAGCTTCACTATTGTGTCCTGCGGCAACCATAGTCGAAGAAGTTCTCAGAATCTCTGCTCTTGCTTCTTTGTTGATTGTCGTATAATCTGTGTAGATCTTAAATAGCGCTTTATTTTGTGATCCCAATTCTTCCATTGAGACTGTCGCGCCACGAACTTCTTTATATACAAGAGACATTTCTCTAGCGAAGCTTTGGCTAGCACCAGTTGCTTTGATAAAAGAGGACTCCATTTCATTGATCTTGAAAATAAGATTAAGAACACTATCAACGTAATTCCTAATACCACTGGCAGCAAAATCTTTAAGAAATTCAAATGGGTTACGCATGGCAGCAAAAATCGAAGTCATATTCTGGATATTAAAAAATTTATGCTTTCCATAAGAAGCAAAAATTGATCCCAAATCTTGACCAAGGCTTTTCGCTTTCTGTAGATAGTCAACCCTTCTGTTGCCTAGCTGTATTTCTGTCTCTGCTATTCTTATGCTCTCATATGCCTTGTCAATTTCTTCTTGGGTGATATCACCGGCCATGATCCTTTGATTCAATGAATCTTTCTCGAAGCGCAGTTTTTTCTTTTGATAATCAAGCTTTTCGGCATCAAGGGTTTTTCCCAATTCTCGTTTGGCAAACAAAGAATCTTGAATTTTCTCTTGTTCCTTGAGTTTTTCTATAAACTTTTCTTGATCTTTTAATTTTTGGTCTGTAATCTCAGGAAAACGTTTTTTAAATTCTTCCTTAATCGATTCATCCGAAGATCCCGTAAGATCAGGCCCGTTGGGGGGTTTAGCCATACTAATTCCTCGCTATTCGTAAATAGTCAAATAAGAAAAAAGGCAAGTTAACTCTGACTCTTGTTCCTGAACAAGTTTCGAGGTGGTGATGGTTGATTATGAGCGTTTAAGGTCTGAGAAGAGCTATCGCTTTTTGATGAATTTTTCATAGCATCATTCTCTGCCTCGATCTGCTTAATCAGTCTTTGAACAAACCACTTGCGAAGCCCAATCGGAAGATTGTACGCTTCCGAAAATGACCAGCCGCCAGAATACTTTAAGAAAAAGAATTGTTCGTATATGTTTTCGCTATATTCTTCGGTCAGGCCAAAAAAAGTCCGCAGTCAGCGGAACCTCCAGTTCCTGCTCATGATCGCAAGAAGAGCAGTTAAAGTGATGGTGCATATCTAAATCGGGGGCTGTAAGTTTATATGCTAGTCGAAGGTGGCGCGCATCCATACTTGGTATATTTTCTACAACATAATTAATAGCTGCGGCTGTCTGATCTCCATTGACAGAAACGATCAAATTCCGAAGCTGAGTTGTAACCAAATTCTCATCTCGGTTTCTTTTTCTGGAGGCTTCAATTTGTTCTGAAACCCTTTTTTCATCTCCGCCATTAAGCAACCTAAATACCACATCCACAGAAGTTTTGGGAAGAACTGTCGAAAAGAGCCCGTTATCCATTTCTTTAATAGAATTGTCTACTTCTGATTTTCCTGAAAAAACCTCTGTTTCATTTAGATCAAATTGGTACTTTTGCTTAGCACTACAAGCTGGGCAGCTAATTTGGGTTTCGTAAATATTGCCATATCCCGAAACGCGCATTGCGATTATTAAGGCATTCCTATCCCCCACTAACAGTGTGATGGGGTTGATCGACTTGTCGACAATGACACTTTCCAAGACTCTATCAAGTGCTATTCCTTTTTTAAGCAAAGATCGAGAAGTGAGCATATCTTCCTCTCTTGCGGTCATCTGCTTAATCTCAATTGTGTCTTTGTTATAAAGTGGGTGTTCGGGAGAATAAAATCTGCCTTTCGATGGAAGCTCCACGAACTCTGTGGGTACTACGAAGGAAAACCCGTGATTCTGTGTTTGTGGTTGCGATGGAGCAGCCGCATTTTGGGGGCTTGGGTTCCCCAGTCTATCTCTATTGCGTGACAAAAATCACCTCTCTGTTTGAATTTAATTTATTGTTATTATACATTAAAGAACGAATTTCCACCTTGATTAACGGCAGCGGAATCATTAGCTGTTTCAACTCTGGCCCAGTCGTATTTCAAAGTAACGGTCATCTCATTAAGCTCGTCATCGCCATATGCCAATTCTCCGAATTTGACTTCACTAATAAACGAGTTCCAAAGTGTCCACGTTTCGATAGCGATGCCGTTGGAATCAAGTTGTTGAACATACACAGCGCCAAGTGCGTGTGCTGCTTTTGCCTTGGACATTGTAGATAATGATGTAGCATCTGTTGGTGGAGTATAGCCGCCGGCACTAATGATATCTGAAAAAGTAGCAGTCATGTCTGGAGAAACAGGATCGACCAAAGTGAGAGAAACCTCATTCCAAGTCACGCTTCCCGGATAATAGAAAGTGTGATTCAAATATTTATGTTCGGCAGATGCGATTTGGAAGCTTGGTTTATCTACCGTCTTAGCATACCACAAAATAGCGCCACCTTGTGCTGATTGAATTCCTTGAAATTCAACGATAAATCTAAACTTCCTCTTTGGATCATTTAGTGTGGGGTCTGCCCCGAAATCTTGTGACCAGAATGCCATTGTTTTGTAACTCCTTTTTAAGTTCTATTTTTAAATAGTATAGATGGGAGATTTTCGCCCCCACAAATCATCAATCGTCAAACGAAGCACCAGTCGAAGTCACCACAAAATCGATTGCGATGTATTCAATAGCGCGGGCCGGCTTAATCATAATTTTAGCATACATAATGTTCTGATCGATCAAGTCGGGAGTAGTAGTAGATTCATCGAGAATCAATTTATAATCAGTGATACCGAACTGAACTTTTACATTGGCCAAAAATGGCTCAACAAGTCCCTTAAAACGATTCCAAGTTGCTGGAACGTTTTGTTCGAACAACACTTGAGATGCAAGGATTGAAATCTGCTTTTTAAGATAGATAACCAAACGACGAACATTGATTCTATCGAGTGCAGACGATCTCTCCTGAAGGGTTTTTTGTCCAAAAACCACAATACCAGTAGAAGGAAAAGAGGCGATTGGGTTAATGCGAGACTCATATAGTAAATCTCTATCCTTAGAAACCACACGTTCGGTAACCCCTACAATAGGAATGCCAGCGGCGCCATCGGTAAGTCCACCACGATTAAATCCGGCTGGAGCAAACCACAAATCAGAACGAGCCTGAGAGCTAGCCAACACACCCAACATTGCTACAGAAGGCGGGATCCATAAAAGTTGTCCCGTGTTCTCATCGCGAGTTTGAACCCAAGGGTAGAAAGTCGCGCCATAGCTCGAGTCAAGCGCCCTGTCGCGTAAAGCGGTGGCAGATGCGCGGGCGCCATTAACAAGTCGGTCTTGGTTCGATGAGTAATA